AAGAGAACCTCTTGATGATGCTTCGTGACATTACATCCACTAGTACAAATAAACTTCCATGGATTCTTGGCCACGCCGCCGTATTTAAGATTGAATGCTTGTTGAAGACTTACGGCATTAAAATACCCTTCACAAACACCTACTGCTTTGATATCGGTAACAAATTTGCCCTGATTCCAAAGACCAAACATCATTCCTAGGCGAGTACCAGGAAGAGTATCGATCTTCTGTTCATCTCCATCTTTATTGAGACGCGTCTGCAGGAAGCGGATCTGTGCTCCACAGAAATGGTCCATAAAATAGTATGGGAAGACAATCCCTTCTCGCTCTACATCGTAATACATATCACCATCTAGATTCAACCCCCGGCTCTGCACATATTGCACGCCCTTCTCAGCACGTGGGTCAGATAGAGGAATGAACTTCACTGGCCATTTCATAACCTGGACTTCGTTCGGTGTTGCCTCTTTGAAATCGAATTCGCCCCTCAAGAACTCTGGTAGTGAGATTTCTCCCAGATAACAATATTGCCGTAGAGAATAACCACGCTGGCAAACACCCTTGCAGTAGACCCAGATGTCTCCTGATTCTGGATCCTTATGCCAATAGAGTGTGTCATTCGGTCGTTTACAGATTAGACACTTCTTAGTAGAGAAGCTGCTCATTTATTTTCCCTTCAATTTTTGGCCGGCTTGAAAATCAGCGCCTTTGAATTGCTTGTCATCTTTTGATTTGCCGCTTGCAGGTACTTCCTCGGGGTCATCCTCAAGTCCTGCCATGTTAGCTTCCATCTGCCACTTAGATTTGCGGGCTTGAAAATCCGGATCGTTCTTATGATTTGGTACCCAGATGCCAAGGTCTCGGTCATACCCAAAGCACTTATTCTTGCCGCAGTTATATGCATCGAATCTGCTCTTATGTAACTTGACCTTGGTCTCGAAGGTCTTGTTAACAGAAATGATTTCAACAGCATCAGTACACACGTTGTAGATGAGTCTTCGACCCTGAAGTCGTGTCTGAAACTCCTGATTGTCCTTGGACGTAGGGTGAAGCTGTGCCATTACAATAATCGGTCCGTTGTAATTTCCCTTCAGAAAATCGAGGTCTTGAGAGAATTGTGCTTGAACTTCAATTGAGGATAGACCTGATCGCTTGGTATCCCAATACACTTTTGTGTAGTAGTCAATGATGATGGCATCGTGGCTATCCTTATTCGCATTCAGAACCGCCATCACACCGTCTCGAGAGGTAACGTATGCTGGATTACTCTCATATGAGGTATCAATCACCGTCACTAGCTTCGCTAATTCTTGAACTTCCTTTCGTACGGCAAGCAAATTAGATGGACTCATTTTAGGCGGCTTGGAATTGAATTCCCAGAAGCTCACACCTAAACGAAGACACGCAATTCTAGCCATTACGGAAGGTGCACTCTCTTCACCAGAAATGATGAGAACTCGCTTGTTGTCTTGTGTAAGGCTCTTTGCTGCCATTGCAACCACTGTTGATTTACCGCGACCTGAACCTGCACCAACTAGAAGCAGCTGATGATAATAGAGACTGATAAGAGGAGCAAGTTCTGGACATACAAAGTCGTGACGCGTTAAACGGTCTTTAGCCTCTTGATCCATACGAGCCAGGAGCTCTGTCGGATCTACTTCTGCTGGTCCAAGATCTTTATTGAGCTCATTCCTAATGCGAGCTTCTTCTTCTCGAATAACTCGAGTGCTGACGAGCTCTTCACGTTTATTACGTAGCTCGTTCAGCTTATCCGGCGCCTTTTTCTTAGTAATGGCGTTTGTGATATCGTCGTTTGTAATAGCGGCCACTGTTACTCCCTTATTCTAATGTGAGACCGTCGTCTTCTGCTTCAAACTCCAGCAAGGCAGAATCGATTTCTTTCTGCGGAACTGGTGGACGAGCAACGGGTTTAACAATTTCTTGTGGAAAGGTTTCAAAGAAGACATCGGTTGCCTTCTTGGTAATACCAGCGACCCAACCTTCTTCAAACTCTTTTTCAGTGCCAATTCTTGGGTTAATGACTTTAGTTTTCTTATATTGAAATTTTACAAGTGAGGCTGCTGGTGAATGTGCTTTAATTGCTTTGGGAAGATATTCGTATGCGTTCGCAGATTCAAGACCACTCTGTTTTAGACTCTCAAAGAGTTCTTCAAAATTGGGGCCAACAGAGTCCCAAGATTTATCGCGGCCCGCCAACGAATTTTCCCATTGCTTAAAAATGAGGTCGTGTCTAGATAGTGGCATGATTTCCTATCTCAGATGAAATTGGATTCATCTCGTATTTTACATTGATGCGAGAAAGGCCTCTTTCGAGGCCTTCGTAATTACTTGATTTCAATATCAATTTCTGGCTCTTGTGGTGGTTCTGGGGGAAACTCTGCTTTAAGAGGGCAGTGAATTTTCAGTAAACCATCTCTATAAGTTACAGAGAGCTTTTCCATGTCGTAGTATTTAGTACCAATAGGCAAGGATTGAGTCTTGCGTTCACCTAGACGGGAATCCCAAGCAATGTTGATAATACCACCCTTCTGTTTCACAGAAATGCTTTCTTTCTTTGTGCCAGGCATCTCGATGTCAAACCAGAAGTCGTGCTGTGGACCTTTGTATTCTTGCAGTGGATGCCAAGTTGAACCACGGCAAAGATAGCAAGTACAAGCGTATGGATGTGTGCCACCAACGACAATTCCGTTTGGCCAATTTATATCGAGAGTCTGAATCATAAAATCTCCTGGTGCTCTAATATACAACGTCGGATGTTATGCAAAGTACAATGCTCTAAATGAACATCGCCCTCACAAATGACAAGCTCACAATCATAGATCCTTCAGCGGATATCGTTGCCTTTGCTAAAGGTGCATTGTCTTATGTGGATAAGAGCAAGCAATATCAACTTAGACGAATGGCCAAGAGTCCTTGGAGTCGCAATTCTCCTGCCTATGCACAACTCCTAAAGACAGTGAAAGGGCAAGTTTATGAGTTGAATGGAAATGTTCTAACAGCTCCATCCGGTGTTGCAAATCTCATTCTTGACGAGCATCCTAATCAATATACCGATTGTCGCAAAGAAACCGGACACAAGCTTTCTCTTCCGTGGGCGAAAACTCCCCATGCACCTCGACCTTATCAGCAAGAGGTTATTGAGAAGATGTTGGAAGTGCAGCAGTGGCGCGGAATTGTGAACTTTGCAACTGGTCTTGGTAAGACGCTTACCGCACTTCATTTCATTAAGCGTTACAAGCGAAATACGCTTATTGTATGTCCATCTGACTCAGTAGCTCAGCAGTTCTACACCCTCTGCGAAGACTCTTTTGGAAAAGGTCTAGTCGGATTCTATGGAGGTGGCAAGAAGAAAATCAACGATATCACCATTGGAATCGCGGCATCCATCACACGCAATACAGATGATTTTAAGAACGCGAATTTCGGTGTTGTGATTTTTGATGAAATTCATCATATCGCTGCTGACACGTTTTACAATATCGCTGAGGCTGTTGCTGGTGTAGGAAAGGTCTTCGGACTTACGGCCACTGACTATCGGTCAGATGGTAAAGACATCATGATTACTGCAGGCTGTGGTCCAGTGATTGCCCGCAAAGACGTCAGATGGGGAATTGAGAATAAGTTCCTTGCGGAACCCTATTTCCTCATCCGAGAGATCGAGACCGGTGGGAAAGACCACCGTGATAACAAAATGAAGAACTATAAAGAGCACGTTCTCAAAAATGAGATTATGAAGGCTCAGATTAGAAACGACGCCACGAATATGATGAATATGGGACGCTCAGTTCTAATCCTAGTTGATGAGGTCGAACATGGCAAAGAATTATCCGAGCAGCTCGGAGTACCTTTCGCAACTGGAGAAGATGCTAAGTCTCAAGACTATGTTGACGATCTCAATGCTGGAAAAGTACGAGGGCTCGTGGGTACTGATGGAAAGATCGGAGAAGGATCAGATACTCAAAATGTGGATGTTCTCATTCTTGCTAACTTTGTTGCGTCCAAGGGACCCGTCATTCAGGCCGTGGGTCGTAGCCTTAGGAAAACTGCTAAGAAAGACAAATGCATCATACTCGACTATATCCCACTAGGTTCCGACCAACTAACTCGGCACGCTTGGGGTCGAGTCGACTATTATCGTGACATTACTGACAAGGTGAAAATCATCCATGTACCTTAAGAAAGACAAACAGCAAATTGCTCTAGACGCAGAAATGGCAGCTAGGCAGTCTATGCAACAGAATATGGCTATTGGTTGGAATACTCAACATGGTTCTATAGCGGGAACCTTAGTTGACTTAATCTCCAGGGCAGTCGGAGAAGGAGTTAGGGTTGCTCTCGAAAATGTGTACACTGACGAGGAGTTCGAGAAGGACATCGGACTTAAGTCGTGATATAATTTGTCTCACTATGAGACAAATCAACCAAGCTGGCCTTAATCTAATTGAGTCGTTCGAAGGGTGCGTTCTTAAGCCTTACCTCGATGTCGTGAAGATTCCGACAATCGGTATTGGCACAACCGTCTATCCCAATGGGAAGAAGGTAACGATGCAGGATCCACCCATCACTAAGGCCCAGGCGTACGAATATCTCAAGGACCATCTAAACAAGAACTGTAAGGATGTTGAGGATTGTGTAAAGGTAGTTGTGAACGATAACGAGTTCGCAGCTCTTGTCTCTTTCGTCTACAACTGTGGTATCGGTGCTCTTCGCACATCTACTCTCCTAAAGAAACTGAATGCAGGAGATAAGAAAGCTTGTGCTGATCAATTTCTAAAATGGGATCACGCAGGTGGTGTAGTTGTTGCAGGGCTTACTCGCAGACGTCAAGCTGAGCGAGCACTCTTCTTGCACCCAGTTTAATTAAATTATAAAGATTATTAAATCAGCACTAGACTTGTCTGTTCTGGTGCGCAAGGCTTTCTTCTTTTTCTAATACAGAGAGAAGAAGACTAGCAAACTGTTTAGAGAAGTAGTAGTTTTTTTACTACTGATCTTACACAAGTATCCCAATTAGCTCGATTGAACATAGTTAGTTAGCCATCT